AGGCGATAGCATGGCTACAGTAACAAGCGGTGTTTTCCCCGTTTTTGATATTGCCTTTAAGGTCGGCACGTCCGGCCGCGCCAGCACCTCCGCGCAAATGGCGATCATCAAGGAGATGGAGACATTCCAGATCGCGATTGATACGAATGTCGAAGAGTGGACGCCAATGGAAACAGAGGGCTGGGTTCGCAGGCTGGCAACCGGCAAGGGGTTTAGCATTACCTTGAACGGCAAGCGACATGTAGGCGATCCAGGTAATGACTATGTAGCTGCAACAGCGTGGAAGTCGGGCCTTGACTGCTCCAGCAAATTCGAGATTGAATTCCCCGACGGGTCTAAATTGACATTTGACTGCATCGTCAGTGTCTCAGCTCCTAATGGCGGCGACAGCACAGCGGTGTCGGCCCTTGAAGTCGAGATTATGAGTGACGGCAAGCCGACGTACACGGCAGCACCAGAAACACCATAACAGAGGCGGCCCATGTGGCCGTCTACTTTATTTTCAGGAGTGAATTTATCATGGCAAAAACAATTGATATTAGCGGCAAACTGACAAACGAGCGGCCTGTCCTTAAGCTAGCGGAGGGCAAGGAGTACCCGATTGATAACCGCAAAAATACGGTGCTGGAGCTTAACAAAAAACTTGATAACTCTGACCTAAACGACCTACGTCGAGTGGACGAGGCGTTGGAATTGGTTTTGGGCAAAGAGGCGGTCGCGGAAATTAACGCATCGGACTTAACCTTCGCAGATTATCAAACCGTATTTATGGCGGTACTGGCGGGGGCGCTAGGCGAGGAGTTTGAAACAGTAGAGGCCCGATTTCTTGCGGGGCGTGCCGCAGTCTGAACGATGGTATGACCTCTATGAGGATTGGGGCCTTATCGAATCGTCAATAGCGGCTCAGTACAGCATTAGGCTGCGCGCGGAGCCTGATATGACTTGGGACGAGTTTACAACGCTATTAGCTGGTATCCTGCCGGAAACGCCGCTGGGTTATGTTGTGGGGATACGCTGTGAAAATGACCGGGAGAAACTTAAAAGTTTTACGCCTGAGCAGCGCCGCATTAGACATGCCTGGAGGACTCGCAATGTACAGAAGGCACTTAGCCCGATAGAAACAGCCAAGACGATGCAAGAGATACAAAACATAGTTAAGCAAATGTTTGGGGGTGGGGCGAATGGCAGCGGATGAAGTCGGCAAGGTCAGTCTAGGACTGGAACTGGACAGCGGCGATGGAAAGGCGATTGAACAGCAGATAGCTGGTGTCGGTAAACGATCTGGCAGCGCCTTTGCTGGAGCCATAAGTGGTGCGCTTAGAAGTGCCATGAATGGATTTCGCGCTGCTGCCAAGCCCGTCAAGCTCCCGCAGGTTGAAATTGAACCAGCTAAGGTTGATGTTGATGCCGATGCGGTCAAAGGGCAACTAACACAACTTGAACAGGTGCTCGAAAACGTAAACGCCAAAATAGATGTTCAGCAGCGGAAGCTTGCCGGACTGAAAGATGCTTACGAAAATACATTTAACGATGACCGTAAAGCTAAACTGCAGTCGCAAATCGTCAATACTGAGGGTGCGCTTTTGCGACTAACCAAGCAGTCAGACACTACAGTAGCTAAGATTTGGAAACTTGAGGACAGCTTGAAAGGCGCTGGCTCTGCGGCTACCCAAGCAAGCCCTAGCGTAGCTAAGGTAGGTGCTGCTAACGCCGCCGCGAGCAAGCCAACGACTAAACTTACTGGCGATCTTAACAAAGCGACAAAAGCGGCAACCAACACAAGCAAAAGCTTTGCAGCTGCGGGCAAGTCATCCGGTAAAATGGGCAACCAGTTTACACAGGCGTTTGGGCGGATCGCCAAGCAGGTGCTTGTATTCGCCGTCCTGTACAAAGCCATTCGCGGTTTTCAGGACTACATGGGCAGCAGCATGCGGACGAATCAACAGTATGTCGCCAGCCTCAACGCCATAAAAACAAATCTTGCTACAGCATTTCAGCCGGTCTTTAACGCCATCATGCCCGCCCTAAACTCCTTTATGTCCTGGCTCGCTAAAGCGACAGCCTATGTTGCTGCGTTTATGGCGAGTCTTTTTGGTACGTCCTATAAGCAAAGCTTTGCTGCTGCTAAAGGGCTGCAGCAAGCGCGTAAAGAGATGGACGGCTACGGCAAGAGTGCTAAAAAGGCGGCCATGGGCTTATCCGCTCTGGATGACTTTAACCTTATCAAAACGCAAGAGGATGATAAGGGGGGCGGGGGAGGCGCCAAGCCGGGCGATTGGGACATGGAAATGCCGGAGCTGGACCTTGACAGCATCCAAGCTAAAACAGATTCCCTTGTCGCTGGCATGAAGGCGTCATTTGATGGCGTGTGGGATGGATTAAAGGCTGGATGGAAGCGCGCGGTAAATACATTCGGGCCGACGTTTGCGGCAGCCTGGGCCGTCATTTCGCCGGAGTTGGAGAAGTGGAAGACATCATTCATGACGGTATTTAATGATATCGTCGCATTGGGAGCTCCGCTTAAAGATTGGTTCACCAACAACCTTGTACCGGCATGGCAAAACGGTGTTGTAATGGCAACAGGTATTGTGTCAGGGCTCCTTGAAAGCGTTCGGCTGGTGTTTGACTCTATTTGGGCGGCGGTCTATCCGATCATAAATAAATTTGTCACCGATGGATTGCCACGCATTACGGAGTTTGTGGTCAGTGTACAGACGGTGTTGTCATCCTTGTTCAGCGTGGTCAAGGAAATATTCGATTCCATTTGGCGAGACGCCGTAGACCCGGCGCTCCAACTTGTCTCACAGATCATACGCGATACACTGGACATCATCTTCGAGTGGTGGGATACCTGGGGCGTAGGCATCATGGATGGGTTAAAGACGGTGCTTGATAACATAAAAGAGCTTTGGCGGTCGATGTGGGACAACTTCCTAAAGCCCTTTATCGACAATATGCTTAATATGCTGACTCAGTTGTGGGATAAGCACCTAAAGGGGCTTGTAAAAGAAGTTGGGGTGTTTATAGGAAAACTGGTAACAGCGGCGCTGGACATCTATAACAAGTTTGTTGTGCCAATTACTAAATACCTGCTCGACAAGCTAGGGCCGACCTTTAGTAATATCTTTAGTTTTATCGGTGACGTGGTAGGGACGGCGGTTGGCATCATTTCGGATGTCATTAAAGGTCTGCTGCGAACGCTAGGCGGTGTCATTGACTTTATCGCTGGTGTCTTCACTGGCGATTGGAAAAAGGCATGGCAAGGCATACAGGACTTCATGGGCGGCTTTGGCGATGCGCTTATTGGCATCTTTAAAGGAGCCGTCAATTTGATCATAGATGTGCTGAATTTTTTGGTGCGGCAAATCAACAAAATTAAAATTGATGTGCCATCATGGGTCAGTAAAATACCGGGAGTACCGAAAGGCATTACGTCTGTCGGGTTTAAAATCCCGGAGATTCCAAAACTTGCAAAAGGCGGACTTGCCTATGGCCCAACACTTGCCATGGTCGGTGATAACCGGGGTGCAGCAGCAGATCCGGAAGTTATCTCTCCGCTGTCCAAGCTGCAAGATATGCTTGCAGGTAGTAACGCTACAACAGATGCCCTGCTCATGAGCATGTTGGAAGTGCTACGCGAGATTGCTCGTAAGGATCCATCTATCAAGATCGGGGAAACTGAGCTGGCTAGAGCGGTTAATCGCTCAAGTGATGGATACTATCAACGTACAGGGTTTGCTCATCCGTAGGAGGGAACTATGCTGAAGATAAACGGAGTAGATATTGCGGCCAGCCCCGCTACCTTTCAAGTGATGCCCTTTGATTTGGATGCAGAAGAAGGCACTGGACGTACCGCTAATGGAGCCGGCTACCGTTCACGAGTAGCGGTTAAAAGACAAATTGAATTAAGCTGGGGACCGTTGACTTGGCCGCATATTAGCAGCATCCTGCAAGCAATGGCAGGAGAATATTTCACGCTCAGTTACCCTGATCCCATGTCCGGGCAGATGGAGACAAAAACGTTTAGTGTTGGTAATCGTCCAGCGCCGTTCGGGGTTTCTAAAGGCGGTCAGATGTATTGGTCTGGGTTGAAAGTCACATTAACAGAGAGGTAATGGCATATGTACCCTACTAGTCAGAAGTTTAGCGACTACTCATTTGCACGTGATCGACGAATGCTTGTTAAAGTTACG